CTTTAATCTTATCATCTTTCTTAGTACCACCATACTTCTCACTAAGATCATCCAATGCTGGATAGGTACGTGTTTGCCCTGAAAGCAAATATTCTGCAAGCTGTGTATCCCACACCTTTATTTTCATCAATCGCTGTGGAGTTATCCAATTGTTCTTAAGAGCATACAGCAAATCAAATTTAATGTTATGCCCAACAAGAGTGTCAACATCTTCATTGTGACTGGCGCGGTAAAAAGAATATTTGCCCGCAGTATCATCTTTACGTGATGTACCTGCTGCCCAATCAGCATCTATCAATGGTTTAGATATGTAGTTAACATCATTAAATCGTACACCAACCAGCACTACTTCATTCATAGGCCACATTGGAAATGATGTAGAGGAGATAGGTGAATGCGTAGTGGTTTCCAAATCAAGCACTGCATGCATCAGAACACTCCCTTATATCGTGCAATTTCAGGTTGAATAGACACCTCAAACTTGCCATGTCTATGAGCTTCAAGTGTAGCAGAGCTACCCCATAACTTGTTCTTAGGAAGGTGTAGATAGCGTTTGTATTCATCCTCCTTATCTCTACCCAATGTAATAATGAGATCGGCCTCTCCTGCCTTGTCTGTCTTGCTCCCTCGCAGCATGGATAGTGTAATGTAATGCACATAGTCTGCTGCTTCTGATGCTTGGCTCACTGCAATGGTAGGCCCATATTTCTTAGCTAAGTTACGTGCCCATTCGTACAACTTACCAAGACGCAAATCATCACGTGCTTCTTTCTCAAAGCCATGCACCTTATCCAATTGATCGAATACAATGATGGATGGATTAACCTCTTCAAACAATGCTGTCAACTTCCTAACATTGTTTAGACCAGCATCATCATTGATAATTCGTATCCTATCACCCACCTCTTTCTTATACCTCTCGTCATATTCTGCCTCATGTTCAATGAGAGAGGATAGGGGCACACCGAAATAGGATTGGATGACACGATTCATCACCTTGCTGCCACCCTCTTCGTTGTTCACCCATACAATCGGCCTATCATCTTTTAACTGTGTAGCGAAATAGGATAGTTCGGAAGCAATGAATGTAGTCTTACCAGTCTCAGGCCGTGCTGCAAGGATGACAAAATCTCCTGTACGCAACGGCCCTGCACTGATGTTCATCTCATTCAATCGCCAATTAAAACCACCAGTAGCAACAGTGCTAAGAGTGGTAGATAGTCCAGTAGGGACAAAGACATTCTCCTTTTCTACAGTGGTTACAATCTCTTTCTTGTATTTGTCCATCAACTCCTGAATGTCATCTATAGACACTGCTTCATCGGTACAAACCTTCATTGCTACATTCATTATCTGTGTAGCATAATCCTTCACAACATAGTTCTTAAGAACATCTTCCAACACTGCACTATCTTCAGCCTTCTCTACATTGTCGAAGTAGGTGCGATAGTTATCATACTCTTCTGATTTAAGTTTCTTAATCGTAAAGAAAAAGAAAGCAAAATCACTCCAATGTATTTCTGTAGCACTTGGATAGGTGCGATAATAGTTATTAATAGAGGACATAATATTCCATGTCTCCTTGCTTACAGCATGCTCTTTAATGTATGGAGATAGTCTAGTCCACAATGCTTTGTTGGACAACTTCTTCATTAGCGAAATATCGTACATACACCTCCTTAGATTGTTGCATAGTGTTGTAATTCTTCAAGAGGACGTTCTTTAGGTTGTTTAGTATCATATATTACATCAAGATCATTAGTATAAGGACTTAACTCTTTGTATATATTAACTGCTGCTTTCTGCCCTGCAGTGTCATTATCCATGTATATAATCACTCTATCATACCCTTTAACAAGAGATAGGTGGTGTGGACGTAATGTAGTACCTAACAATGGTAGCACATTAATACCTGCTTTAGCACATTTATAGGCACTTACCACATCTTCAACTAGCATCACTGTAGAGCGTTTATTTTTTACAAACACCTTACTAGCAGTAATATCTCCTACAGTGTAGTATTTCATTTTCTTTGCTGCATCTCCAAACCCTCTACCTTGCCACAAACCATCTGCTACTTCCAACCACAGTCTATCATCTACATCATTATATTGAACACAATGACGTATTGCATCATCCTTATCTAAATTATATTTATACCACCATAATTTTGCGTCAAGTGACCAGAAATCTATGGTAAAAACCCCATGCCTATACTTATTTAGTTCAGTTAGCAATTCTACTGCACTACTTTTAACGGTAGCAGTAGTCTCTTTTGCAATCTCTTCTATCCTACGTAACCCATCATATTTCAAACTACCACGATTGCCACAGTGATGACAATAGAATAGATAGGTATTATTTCTACCATCTTCAACTCGTTTCACATACAATCGTTTCTTTGTATCTGTTCCAGCAGAACACTCATCATGATTTATATTTACTTGTTCCATACTTTTAAGCACATCAATGTCCTTAAGAACATTTTGCATCTCATCTCTACTTAGATACATCTTCTTCCTCCCAATGTCTACAGTAGAAATAGTCACCACATGCATCTATCTCTGCTTGTGGATAGCCGTTAGCAACAAGCCATTTATATACATCCTCAACACCATCAGGTAGTGGTTTAGGAAAGCCATACTTCCACCCACTAGGCGGGTCAATCATCATCATTCTTCAACTCCCCCAAAATCTTTCTCATGTAGGATGGGCTTGTCCCATGCTTTAGCAATGCGATAGCCAAGTTTATACACCTCTTCCATACTCTCACCACACACATCTACAGCATCTTCAGTGCATGCAATGGGCAGTCCAAGATTGTCATAGTACACCTCTTTCAACTCATACCAATCTTCACCACCATTCTTGGACGGGCAATTAACAAACCTATGATTCCAGAACATTGTGTTCCTCCATAGCAGCACAGGTTAAAGGGAATGCGTTCTTAAGAACATCCCAACATTCAGCAGCCAACATCGCATGTTCTTTCTGTGTGCCATTACCCATACGCAATTGGCAATAGTGCAACCAACTACGTACAGTGCCATTGACATACATACGACTATGTACCATGCCTTCAGGAATGATAGCACGTGCTACCTCTTTAGCCACACCATTATCTACAGCCCAAGTGTAATGCTCAGACACACTAGCCATTATGTCACGTTGCCGCCTCACCCACTCATCATCTATATGCACATCTGCAACAGTGAGAGGCAGAGAGGCTTGCCTATTCTTAGCATCTTGCAATCGTGCATTACGAACATGCATGCCTAACCACTTGAGTGGATTGGCATACCTCTGACTAAACTCTTGAAACGTGAAGCTGCGATGCCGCAACACTTGCCTAGCAATATCACGTGGACATTCAATAAGCATAACAACATTAGCCATTTCAAAGGGAGACCAATGCTTATGTTTAATCAGATAGTCTAGCAGTTTACCACTCCCTGCAGTGACACTAGCAGCAGGATTGGAGATACGTGCCATGTGTTCAATCTGTACATCATCACCCATCTTAGCAATGAGTTCAACCATTATGCTTTCTCCTCGGCAAATACTTTCTCAAACAATTCTTTAACAACTTTCTTATCGCTATCACGCAACTTGTCATAGTAGGCAATAGAGAATGCAAACCACAGATTACCATTGTGACGAACAATCTTATTACCCCAAGAGATAAGTGTACGTGGTGACATAGTTAGGTTTACCTGCCTCTGATTGTATGCATTACGAATGAGTGAGGCAAGTTTAACCATACCCTCTGCAATGGGCTTCTTAACAGCAGTCTTATTGCGAATGATGCTCACCTCATGCATCTTACTAAGATAGTCAAGGCACACAGTGGTAGTGAAGCGATCAAGTGTAGCACTGTTCTGCACCATAGTACCGCTAAATCCACCAGTCTCATCGCCTTGTCCAACAGTGTTACCTGCACAGATAAGACGGAAGTTTTTGTGCGGAATGAATGTCTTATCTTCTGCACTACCGGGCTTCTCTTTCAAGAACAAGTAGCCATCATCTTCCAGCAGATTCTGCAATCCCATGCTAATCTCAGGCGGCATCAACTCCCACTCATCAATAAGCACCACACCACCATGACGCACTGCCTCAGTGATAGGCCCATCCTCCCACACAGTAGCACCCTCACGCACTACCAACTGTCCGAACAACACAGACGATTCTGCATCGGCACTCATGTTGATACGAATGAAGGGAGCACCCAACAGAGAGCACACATATTTGACCAGCGAAGATTTACCGCTACCAGTAGGGCCAGTGATGAGGATTTTCTCATTGTCCATGATGCCAGCAACAATGCGAGCACACTCCTCTTTCTGCACTACATACTTATCATCAGTGCGGGGAATGTGATGCACCATGTTAGCAGGAACATCAGTGAACATGCTGACAGCAAAATCTTCCATGCTCTTAGGAACACCACCGAAAGTCTTGGCATAAGACACCTCGCCACTCTTGAGGATCAACTCCTTAACAGTGGTAGGCTCTTCAGTCTCAGGCACTGCCTCTGCAATCTCAGCCATCTTAGATTCAACAGTGCTATTCATTGCACTAGCAACAAACTCATCCAACGAAAATGTTTTACCAATAATAGCAGCACTCATTATACACCCTCTCTTATAATGTTGTTAGAAATAATAGACAACAAACTAGCTTGTATATCTGTAGCACTATCAATCTTAGCCCACCGTTTATAATAGTGCTTCACTGCATCATACATAATACCTACACCTAGCAACTCTACAGTGGAGGATTCTATTGAACGAATAACATCTTGAGTGTATTGCTGAATATCTCCCCTGCTATACCCACCACAAGGACTACCATCTGATAGAACAATCATAAGTTTACGTTTCTCCTTACGTTGTTTAATGCGTCCATATCCATATGCAATGCTCTCTCCGTCCACATTATCTGATAAATACCTACCCACTGCACTAAAATCGTTAATCAAAGTAGCATTAAGTACGCTCTTATCAAAAGACTTCATTATAAACATTGTATTAGCACTACTACACTCTGAAAATGCAAGTATTTCTACAGGGATACGTAACGTGTTACTAAGAACATCATTCAGCAATACAGCAGCAGCACTAGCGTTAGTGAATTTAGTACCGGACATACTACCACTAGCGTCTACCAACACTTGCACCGCTACATCTAGCGTATTGTTAACAATTTTTTGCTTAAAGATACGCTCATTAAATCCTTTGGCATCTTTTAATGTAGCCCTATACAATGCACTGTTATGCAATGCCCCTTTCTTTTTACCATATTCATACCTATCTCTGCTAAGTATTTGCAACTTAGTACGCACTTGATGTGCTAGTGATTCACTACCACTAAGTGCATTTTGTATACCTCTAATATATTCACCTTTGCCATATGATACATCTATATTTTTACCAGTGCCAGTGGTAAAATCCCACTCCTTCATATCTTCAGCAGCAGGACAATAGGCAGCACCTTTACCAGTCTTATAATTGTATGCATTAATACCTTCACCAGTAACGCCCTCATGTATAGTGTAAGGTAGTATCTGCTTACCTTTCATATCTTCAACTAATAGTTTCTTACGTTCACTCTTTCCCTCGCCCTCACCTTCCCCATCACCTGCACTTGCAGTGGACTTGCTAGGCTTCTGCTCATAGTCTTTAGCATCTTGCCCAAATATTTCCGTAAGAATACGCACAGCTAAATCATACACCTTCTGTCCACCTAGTGTAGGATTTTTGATGGTACGAATGCTCCTAAGAACATCAGCATAATCTCCAGCATGCAGTGCTGCATATACACGCTTACCATCTTCAGACATATAGGAATGGAAGAGTTTGTGTGGCATAGTCCATACATCCTCTCGCACATCACTATCCCATGCCATAACAGGTGAGATAACATCGCACCACTCATCATTAGGTTTTATATGCTTATCAAAATCAGCAGCATAATAGGACATAAATTGTTCAGTGTTTTTCCTATCACCATCATATTCAGAATCATTAAGATAGTCGATGCGATGATCTTCTAGCAAATTATCCAGCAGCATCAGCAACCCTGTAGGCTTATGCTTTTGCAGTAAGGCAAAATCCGAATACTGAATGTGGCTAGTCTCATGCTTTACAAACTGTTTCAGATTGACATTATTCTTATGCGATGCATAGGCATTGATTTTAGGCAAATACATCACCTTACCATTAGTGCGTGGTGTAGCATCAGGATTATCCCACATTACACGCACTCCAGCCTGTTTACACACTGCAGCAATGTATTTGTTTACATCTAGCGCAGTGTATACATCATCTAATATAGCCATTATTCCCTCTCTGTTTGAATGTAAACAGTGTTTAGAGTTTCGAATCCACCATCGAATTTCTTAAGAACACGACTAGTACGTACATCTACATTCTTACCCAACTTATAATGATCGGGACAGAATACACGTGCCACCTCTACATCACCAGTAGGATGATAGGACACCATGCCAGCATAGAATACAACTGGTTTCATACGCTCACCTCTTTAGCTTTCTGTTTCTTCTCAATCAGTGTTCTTAGGAACATTTCGAATTTGGCTCGATCAAATCGCGGATTATCTTTCGATAGCCATGAGCATACACTCTCTGTAAAGTTCTTATTGACTAGCCCTTCAGCCATAGCATCACACAATGAAATGTAATCTTTACGTGTAAGCATTGGAATCTCCATGCAAAATTGATGAT